GTTTATATTTGTTTCAGTAGAGTCGAAAGATTTGATCCATCTAGAGGAAGTAAAGCATTCAACTTTTTAACTACTTGTTTAATTCACCATTTAAGACAAATCTACAGAAGCAACAAGAATTTCATTGAATTAAAGAAAAAATATTGTGACCACTTTATACACAAACATGGTAATAGTTTGCCAGCAAAAAGAAATGAAAGATTAAGTGGTAAAAAGTAATTGACATATAAAATTAACTGTATTATATTTATCAAGTTGTTTTCTTTAACTGGAGGAAATGATGAGAAATAAATTCTTAGAAGGTGTTGAAAATTCTGAGTTAATGAGTCTTTTGGAAAACAGTGAGGTCAAAGAAAAGATTGACAAGATTCTTCGTAATGAAAGCATAGTTTATACAAAAAAAGGCCGTTTGAATAAAAGTGGAGCCTGTAGAGTTCTAGGTCTTAAAGCAAAAGAACTTGATGATTTTATTTCTGAGTGCAGAGACATACTGAAATCTACTCAGTTTATGGATTAGAAACCAAGAGTGCTACTAACCCAAATCGCTCTTTCGTACCTTAGTGTGAGGTTGACTTTCATGACTTCTTGACTTCCCATGTCAAATTCACCAAAGTCAACTTCACTTGGCCATGCGTTTTTATAGTACCACTCTTCCATCGGGCATCCTTGACCATCTAAGGCCGTTACAGTTACATCTCTTTTGAATTTACCAGCCCAGTTTCCAGGCACAACAGCCCACTCATTTCCACCGAACCAGTCTCCAACTTTAAATCCTCTTGCACTATTTGTCATTCCAAAATAGTGGCTAACCCAATCTACAACTGGATTCATCTTACCAATTGTATCAAGCAATGTCACTTTTAAAGGCTTGTACTCTGGTCTTCCTGGAATTCCTATTGTCTCAATACAGTGATTAACTTCATTTTCTTTTATGGAAAATGTTGGCCTAGAAGCCTTGTCCCACAAATATATTCCAGAGTGTGTAGGTACTGAAAACTGCCTACTAGTGTTTGGATTCAAAATGTATTGGCCGGTCCCAGTAGTGACCCAAATAATATTCAAAATAAATCTATTTGTTCTTTTAAAAACTAGGGAGCTTGCCCAGTTTATACCCATATTGTTTTTAAGATTTGCCATAGTAGTAAAAAAAACTTCTACCTTTATATAGTTTTATAAAGGTAGAAGTTGTTAAGAAATTTAGTTTATTATTTAAATTAATAGTTGCCTGCGATAGAACCTGCACAAGCTGGTGCGTTTGGCACTGCTAAAGGCTTGGCGCAGTAGTTGAGGTACTTCGCGTAGCTATATCTAAGAGTCAATTCAATTGTACATTCTTCGCTGGAACTGTAATCCAAATCACCGAAGTTAATTGACTGTGGCCAGCAGTTATAAAGGGTCCAAGTTTCAAGATTGTAGCCACTACCATCAAGGAGTGACAACTTGCCAATACCAGCATAACCAGTATTGCCAGTTGGATCTATTGCTACGTTGGCTTGTGTAGCATAAATACCATCACCTTTACCATCTTGGAAATTATAGACTCTATTAACCCAGTTAAGCAAGCCTTGAACTGCACCATCAGATGCTGCAACATCATAATAGGTTACACTCAAGGATTGGAAAGTAGCTTTGCCAGGAATCCAAGTCTTTCCATTAAGGAAGTTGATTTCTGTTTCTTCAACTTCAACTTGTGGTCTGTTAGCAACTTTTACATACTGACCACCAACACCTACTGTTGAGGTTGGACCGCCAATATTTGTAACCTGAAATGTCCATCTATACTTGCGCTTAAAAGTTGCACCACCAAGGGCACCGATACCCATACCTATGCCAGCTGTCGTGGTATTGTAATTAGCCATATATCCTCCAAATTAAATTTTTATTATGTTAAGGCTGTTCCTGTGCGATTTAATACAAATTCGATAAAGATGAATTCTGTCGCTCTTGTTGGGACAATTCCAATTCTAGCTCTTAGTTCATTTCTATCAATTACATCGGGTGTATTGATTTCAGCATCACATTTTACAACGAAGTCTGTGATGCCTTGTCTGTTCTGAACATCGGTTAAGATGCTGTTACATGCGCTTACGAATGATTGTCGTAGAGCTTCTGTATTTGGTTCAAACAAGAAGTTTCTAGAAGCAGATCTAATGTTCTTTTCAACATAGAAAAGCATTCTGCGAACATTAATTCTATCAAGAGCAGTTGGCGCTCTTTGCAAGGTCTTTTGTCCCCAAATTACAAATCCTGCAACATCAGGATAGGAAATAATTGGGTTGATAGCGTTTCTGTTTCCGTACATTAAGTCTCGCTCTTGCAAGGTAGGACGAGAATATACATTACCAACATTTGGCACTACTCCTCTTACAACACCAGCTGGAGCAAACCAAACAGCAGATAGATTGTCTGAGTTACAAATAGCTGCTAGTACAGAACCAGATGGAGGCACCCAAACACTAATGTTGTTGTAAGTATCAGTCATCTGCAACCAAGGCCAGTAGAGTGCGCCATAGTCGGAATCAAATCTATCTGAATTAAGAGGATGTGTGCCATTTTGCCAATCAATTATTTCTCTTACAGTTAAACCGAATGGAGGATCAACTATCGCTAAACAGTCTTGTCTGTAGTCCTCGGCTACACTTATAAGTCCTCTAATTACTGATGTGCTTGATCTGCCAGGAGCAGCGATCAAGTCAATATCAATTTGTTCTGGTTCTGAGAAAGCGTAAAGACCAGTTCCAGCTATAGGATTTCCAATAACTAAATCGTCTTGATCATCTGGATCAACAGGAATTCCATCAGAACCGCCAGCAAGTGTAACTCCAGATGTTGGGCTGTTTGCAGGAGGTCCAGAAACCAAGGTATTGTCAACTAACCGAATGTAACTTGAGTTAGCATTTACATATGTTGGTGCATAGAATGTTGAGTCTTGATTCTTAGTTAAATTTCCCCATGACTCAACAGAAGCACCATTGCTAAACACCTTGACAGAAAATGTTCCATTTGAAGTATCATTTGAAAATATAACTGTGGTCTTGTTTCCTTCAATACCAGGTGAATCAGCATAAACTGTTAAGCTAACTGCAGAACTTAGGTTATCACTTCCTGTAACGATACCGGCTGTATCAGTCGAACCAGAACCTGAATAAGTCGTAGGTGATGCACCTGATTTTTGAAGATTGGCCAAGCCTAAAATAAGATCAGCAGTACTGTCAGATTTAACTAACAACTTGCTATCTCTACCGAATGCAAGTGTTTCAAGTTGTACATAATTTCCAACAGAAACGGCTTGAAAACCTCCAGGTAATGTTGCAATTTGGTTGTTAATTTCTGTTACTACCTGAGCAGTTGTCCATGAACTTCCTTCAAGAGCTGCTAAATCAACTACTTGAACAACATCATCAATATTGACATTGCCCGTTCCAGATATAACAACTTGAAGATTTAGGCCAGTTAAACCAGTAAGGTTAAATGTGCCTACAGCTGTGTAAATGTCATCAGGATATTTATCTGCTGTACCAAGCAACTCTGCTACAGTCATAGCTTCGCCAAGTCCGCATTTGCTACTGGCTCCACCATAAATTGAATCTTGAATAGAAACAAGTTCAATACTTGATACAAGACCATAAGCCCAAACAGTTCTCAATCCAAGTGTTGAACCCGATGTTTTGAAGAACTCAATACCATCAATTTGAGGAACTAACTGAGAGTTAAGTTCTGCAACAAGTTCATCAATTGTGTAGCTGATAGGAGACATGCTATCTCCTGGAACTACTAGAACCTTACTAGCTAATGTGCCGTTAAGTTTCCAACTGAAGAAACCATCAGCACTAAAACTAATAGGTCCAGTTAGGTTTCCTAGAATTTCTACTAAGCCACCTGCAGCTGGGATATTAGCTTCAGCAGTAGTGGCTTGATAAGGACTTGTAGGATCAGTATCACCAACTCTGGTTACTACAATTTCGTTTGATACCCTTAGTGCTTGCTGTGCTGCATAAATCAAATATGGATCGCTTTGGTCTGGATGAGGATTTCCGAATTTCATGACTAAATCGCTCAAACTTGTAACACTAGTTGGAGTATTGATTGGACCTTTGCTAGAAAAACCAACCAAACCAATTCGGTGAAAAGTTGTAGTTGGTGAAATTAAAGTTAAATCAACCTCTGAAATTCTAATAGATGGGCTGATAGTATTACTTGGTGGAAAACCTTGTGAAATAGCCATTACTTTTCTCCTTCATTTAAAATATTTGGTATTCTTCTAGTTTTAATAAGTCCATCTTTTTCTGCTTTATCTATATATGCTGTGTGCCTCTCATCTTCTAAAAAATATACATTTTTTTCTTTACCCAAACCTGGGATATTAAGTACAGTTAGCTGTTTTGTTTTTCTTCTGCTTTTAATTACAAGCTGAACTGGACTTTTTTGCAAATTTGTGATTTCAATCATTTAAATTCCGCCTGCCTCTCTGATTCTACCCAAAACTTGAGTAACTTCGTCAAGTTCTACTGCATCTACTATTTCGCCCCTAAATGTATTAATGAGATTATCATATCTCTTAACAGGCATCGGAACGTAAGTTTGAGCAGTTAATCCAAACTGAAATTTTATCACTCGCAATGCTTGATCACCTGGTTCTGTTTCAAGATTGTTTGCGATACTTTCCAGTTTGACAATAACATCTTGTAAAACTCCTCGTACTTTTATGTATGCAACCAAACTAAATTTTGTTACAATTTGTTCAAGAATTTGGTTCATATCTTCTAATTGCATAGTCCAAGCATATAAAGTATATTCAATATTTAATGGAATTCCTCTTGCTACACCAAAAACTGGACCCCTATCTGCAGCAGGGTTAGCATTAGGATTTTGGCCTGTTCTTGTGTTTAAATATCTTAGAGCTTGGTGATAAGTATATCTTTCTGCATCAAATGACATGCCGGTAGAACTGATGGCTAACATTGGTAATTTTATACGATCAACAACTAGTGTTTCATCTTTTCTAACATTTTGTTGTAGTATTGCTGCTACTGCTCTTTCCTGAGTTCCCCATATTATTGGTACTTGTATTGCTTTACCGTCTTCATCTATAACTACAATATTTCTGAAAAGATCCATAACTGCTTCATCTGTACCTCTTATAGATTTACTATATCTATAAACTGTATCTCCGTTGATTTTTGCTGGTATGTCATTTAAAATTTTCCCAGCTTGCATTGGATCGGAATTATTTGCTGCACCGTTACCTAGATTTTTTACAAGTGTATCATCTAACCAATCTCCTACACCTTTGTTATTGACTTCATTTTGATTGTCTAGTTCTGTGTGACAAAAACTTCCTGGAGGTCCATCTTCATTATTTGTTCGACCAAGTAGTGACTGATCAGGACATGAATCCAAATTTTGTTTGTATGAATTTGGATTAGGACCAATAGGTAACATAAAGTTATGTAGTAACTCAATGAATATTTCATAATATGTTTAATGTATTTTGGTAATTCAATTCAAATCAAAAATTAAAGTTCTATATTAAGGCATGAGCAGCAAAGCCAATGAAAAAATTGATGTTTTTTATAGGACATATGGGAAGTGTATTCCCCCTAAAAGAATTGCAATTGACATACCTGGTTGGGCTGGCGATGGTACAGATCACACTATGGGAAGTGTGGCCAAGCCTTTACATTGTTTGCCATTTGTAGAAGGCAGTACATACGGAATTGAATTAATTTATTCATTTGATACAACGACATATGTTTCTAGAAAAAATGGAAAAATTGTATTTGATGGTGATTGGTCAAAAGAAGATTTACAGGGAGTGCGATATGATGAAATACCTCCATTTGGTGCATTTGCAGAAGAACATTATGGATTTACATCATCGTTGGATTTTCAAATTCCTAAAGATTATATTTTAAGATTAGAACCACATCCAAGTTTTTATACTGATCCAACATATTGTACTCCCTGGGCTGTCCCTGGGCACATTCAATCAGAGTGGTGGTCAAGCATATTTTTTGTTGTATTCAAAGCACCTCCAGTAGGTCACACACATGTATTTCAAAAAGGCAAGCCATATGCTCAAGCATTAATTTTGCCAAGAAAAGTTTCTTACAATATTCAAAGAATGCCTGAAGAGATGGAACAAAAAAGAAATACCAGAAATAGTCTGGTGTTTAATAATAGGAAAAAGTTCGCTAAAAATATTTGGATTGATAACAATGGAAAAGAATTCGATGATAAATATAAAGTTTTAAAAATGATTTACGAAAAGAAAGGTGTTATGGCTGTGGACGAATTCTTATCGCAGTTTTTACAAACTGCGAATAAGAAAGATTTAGAACAAAAAATTAAAAGAAAGTTAAAAATATTCAATCTTAAAAAGAAGAGAAAAATCAATTCAAATTAGAATTGACCACCACCCATATTGCCACCACCCTTATTGCCACCACCCATATTGCCACCACCCATATTGCCACCACCCATATTGCCACCACTCATATTGCCACCACTCATATTGCCACCACCACCCATACCGCCACTAGATTGATCTGAGTCAAGGCCCAAGTCTAGTTCAGAGTCATTTTGGCCTGAAGAAGTTTTATCTTCATCACCCTCATCACCCTCTTCACTTTCACTATCTTCATCATCACTATCTTCACCAAGTTTTTCTTCTAACTTATCGCTAATTTCTTTTATTTGTTTAAGTTTTGATAAGGTATCGTCATTCAAAGGCTGACCAGATTTACTCGCTGATAATACATCATCAATTAAGCCGGATATTCTACTTGCATCTTTTGCATTATCTTTTTTAGATGAATCGCCAACTGGTTCTGAAAGCTGAGACTTATCATCTGATTCTAAGTCACCATCTTTCATTATGCCTGATTGGTCAGCAGGAATTTGACTTGAAGCATCTGGAGAATCACCCTGGCCAGTACCGCCAGAACCTATACCTGCAGATTGTTCAAATCCAGAACCACCTGTGTTTGAAGATGCGCCACCTAGATTCATGCCACCAGATGAGTCCAAACCCAACTGATCTTGTTCAAATAATTTTTTTGATTCAACTAGTTGCCACATTTCAAAAAATGATTTCATGATGTCTCCTTCTCAATAATATATGTATGATTGTTATATAATTTTAAAATCAGCATTTTCAGTTTTTCCAACAGAAGAACCAGAAACATCGTCTTCTTGGAATCTTTGACAAATTAGCTGCAATCTTAAAGCATTATACAATTTAAATTCCCCAAGTTTTCTTTCAATGATAACCCAGTTTTCATTTAAAAATGGAGTTTTTACTCTACTTCCAATTTTAGGTGCGTATCCAAGGTCGCGTAAAACAGCTTTGTAATTTAGTTCAAATGTCATTTCATCAGGACTGTCTATGCCAAAAGCTGTTTGCATATTTTGTGATGGTATAGGTTCATATACACACCAAAGCTGTACTGGATTTTTACTATAAATTTTTGCTCTTGATTCAACATACAGAGGATCAATATTATTTACATCAATAAATAATTCATAATAAAATAATGGGCTTCCTCCAAGTCGAATAGATTCTTCATCGAATTTGTTAAACAAATCTCTTTCTGGAAGTCCATCATCAAACTGCTGCAAAGAACCAGTAGCATTATATGGTTTTCCATCTGGTCTTAAAACAGCCATAATACTCCTTATGCACAGCTATTTAGAGAAATTTGTGATGTGATTAAAATTTGTCCACCACTATTGGGTAATTGGAAAGGTGCAGCAGTAAATCTTTCAAGCCACAACAAATCACCTGCAATATTAGTCACATAATATCCATATACAGTAGCAGATGTTGTAAAAGAGAATGTAACTTCAGGATATGAAGCTGTTGTTACTCCAGCAACAGTAGCGACACTCCAAGAAGCAGAAGTCATAGTAATCGCGCTATAACCTCCACCAGTAGCTTGAGTAATGTCACCTATAACAGTTGTGGAAGAAGGTGTTAGGTTGTTTGTAAACAATCTTAGTACATCATTTCCTGGAGCAAGTTTATTAAGCATGTAACTTAAAAGTTTTACTTCACCAACATCAGGCACTACAAGAGCCATAAACAGTTCTCCTAATTATTGATTGTATTATTATATATTGTAGTTATGCCAGTTTACAAAAAAGATGGAAGTGTTTATAAATTTTCTTCACCTAATAAATTAATGCTTACACAAGAACTATGGAAAAATTTTAAATCATACAATTTAGAAAAAATTGCTATGTTTGAATCTTACTCAAGTATAGAAATTGATTCTAATAATGTAATTGATTTAACTACAAAAGTCAGAATACCAAAAAAACAAGAATCTGTTGAAGTTCAAGAAATAAAAAAAATTATCAACCAAGAACCCCCAAAAAATGAAATAACCCCAGTTATTCAGGAACAAAAAATTTCTGAACCAATTATGAAGAATGATAAAAATGATAAAAAACCAATAAACAAAGAACAATTTGTAAAGTCAAGAAAAGTGTTAGCACATTGTTTATATGCAAAAGTTCAAGAAAAAATTGATGATCTGTATGGTGACTACAAAAGAAAAGTTGAATATTCTGAAACTTTTACAGTTGAAATAATAATAATTGAAAGGGATGATTTTACATTAAAATTCGTTTGTAATTGTGATAATTTTACAGAAAATACAATTGTTTTTCCACAAGATTTTCAAAAAAGATGGTGGAAAATTACAAATATTACTAATAAAGATTCTTTTTATGAAGTTGATTGCTCAATTTCCGATATTCAGCCATCATTTAAGTGACAAAACTTTTTATTCTTCTTAATTCATCCCTAGCTGCTTGATATTTTGTTTCTTCATCAAATTTTTTATGATTGATTAAGCTATCTAATCTTCTTTTGTCTGTAGCACTTAAATATGATCTGGACAAATTTGAAATTTTATTTGTTGCAGAATTTAAAGCAGCCTCAGTGTCAGGTTTTGTTTTTGTTACAGATGCACAGGCTTGTAAAAATTCCTTCACAATAGAATTGCCTGTTTCATATGCATTAACTAAATTTAACAATTGCGGAAATTCACTTGCTAATGCTTTATAAGTATTAAGATTTTCTTCTGATATAAATGGAAGCATAGATCTTGTTATATCATCAATTCTTCTTTGTTTTTCAATTTCTTCTGTCCTATCAATTTCATGACCAAGTTTACAATTTGACTTTTCACCAGGATTTCCGAGTCTTTCTATTTCTTTAGCAATAACTTCATCTGGATTGCTTTGTGATTGTGCATATCTGTAAAATGTTGATGCACATAGTAGAGCCGCTCCTTTTGGATCAGCACCAGTAAATTTTGGTTCGTATGCATTTCTAAGTCTGCTAATTATTTGAAGTTTTGTATCTGGAGTAATGTCGTAGTTTCTATACTGTCTTTTATATTCTACTCTATTTGCTACATCATGACGGCGACCCTGTTCTTTTTCCTTATGTCCATGTTGTCTGAATGATTCTTCACCATTTAAGAATCGTAAAATATTTTCTTTCAGCTTTTGTGCATTATATGTTACCTGTCCTCCTTTTTTACTTCTTCTTTGGTATGTTTCACTACCAAAGTTTAATTGGGAAAATCTTTGCATAAAATTCGACATAACTTGCTTCATTTTTGGAACTGTATCAGCAAGCGTATTGTCCAATAAAAGTTCGTAAATATGATCATGAAGATTTTTGTAATCATCGCTATCAAGAAGTTTGAAAATTTCTTTGAAATCTATTTCAAAATCAAATCCTCTATATTTTTCATGTTTTCTTTTTTCGGCTTGTTCATTCAAGAAATTAACAATAATTTCGCTCATTTCTTGACCTTCAGGTGAACGATATGCGAAGGTAACATTTTCAGCATTTTTACCAATAGCAAATTTATTCATGACTAATCTACTATTTACATTAGCAAATTCTCTACCAATGTCTTTTTCATCAACTGCAAAACCTCTTCGTTGAGGTGAGTCTTGATTTGGTTTAAGTCCACCAGCAATAATTGCCTTATTTTTTACTAAACCCTTTTGTTCATCATCTAGTTCTGATTGAAAGACTCTCATAAACGGTTTCAATCGTCTTTTATGTTCTTTCTTTTTCATAAGATGGGCATAGTCATAAAAATTGCCAACTTGTCTATCATGCCACCAATCTTGTGGTTGTGAATTTTGAAATCTTGGTTGATCATGAATTGGATACAGCAAAGATCCAGGTAACAGAATAGGAACATTTGTTTCTTGCTCTATTTGTTTTCCATTTGCATCAACAGTTTTAATTGTAACTTTCTTGTGAGGAAGTGGAAGTAATATTCTTGCTTCATCACCATGTTCTCTATCAAATGGATCAAGTAATTTTTTTTCTATTCTTGCTCTTTTCACAATAAGTTTTGAAAGTAAAGAAGCCCAAACTCTATTTTTTTCCCTAGATTCTTTAACAATAGTTTTTAATGAATTGACACATTTTACTGCTTGTGTTATTTTAACAGGGGAACTTTTATCGAGATCCTTCCAAACTTGTAATTCATTTTTGAATTGACTTAGTTTCCTTATAATACCTTCTTCATTTTCTAATTTTTTTGATCTTTGTAATTCATCTATCCTTAGTTTAGAAAAATTATTCAAAATTGAATTTACACTATGCAAATTTAAATTTACAAATTCATCAACGCTTTGTGCTTTTTGTAACTTGTCCAAAAATTTTTCATATAATTCTGCATAGTATTTTATATGTAAATCAACGAAAAATTTGCTACCTTCAACTTCAGTATCTATTTTATTAACAGGTGGTAATCCCGAATCGTCTTGTAGTTTTCTTTTGAGAAGGTCATATGCAGTATATTCTTGCCATTTTCTTAAACTTTGTCTTATTGTATTTCTACTGGGAAATTGAAAACCTCTTGCAGTATATTTTGACTTTGTATCACTTGGTTTTCTAGCAAGTTTTTTAGCACCTGTTAAATCAAAACCAGTAAATTCACCTGGCCTGCCTTCTAGTGCCAATATTAAATCTTTGATATAATTATTAACAATAAATGTTTTATGTTGTTTTTTAATATTTGAAACAACCATAGGTCCGGTATAATTATCTACTTGAATACTATAAAATCGTTTTTCTGCTTCATTGAGTGCAGATTGTAATGCCTTTTTTTTACGCACATCCTGGCGAAGAAGAGGTGCTTGTTTTTCTAAAATTTTATTAATTTCTATGTATTTGATATTTACAAATTCCTCATATCCAGCTTCGTTTCTAGCATTTTGTCTTGCTGCAAGTGCATTAAAAAGAATTGAGTTATATCTCTGGTACAATGCATCTTCCCAGAACTCTTTATCAAATTGTTGTAAAAATTCTATGTCTTTTGATTTTTCACTAAATAAAAATCTTTCTTGTTGTAGCACATTTCCTACAATGTATTCTTGAAAAAGTTGCATTTATTGACCTCTTATAAAATATTTATAATTTTGCAATCAATTTTAATAAATAAGTTTATGGCTACATGTAATAGCAGCACTATGTTTTTTCCAAGACCAACATCGCAATCTCAGCAATGTGGTGGTTCTAATAGTCAACAAAATTTTAATTTGGGTGTATCTGATCCTTTAGATATTGGCAAACTTACACCAAGACCTAATAGGACTAAGGTAAAATCTCAGTTAAGAGATTATATTTTACTCATGCTTGGCGCACCTGTTGTTACTGTAGAACTTGATGACCAAAATATTGATGCAGCAGTTGATCTCGCTTTACAGATTTATGAAGAATATTCTCCTAGAGAATTTTTTAAGTATCATGTTTTTAATACAATTCCTGGAAAAAGCGTATACACTTTACCACCTGATGTAGGATATGTTCGTCATGTTTTTTACAAAGAAATGGCTACTTTTAGTTTTTCTTCATCTGACCTTGGTGGTGCGATTCCAATAGAATATTTTTATCCAGGTGGTGCTTATGCGAGTATTACTGGTGGGTTAATTGATTCTGTAACTCCAATCTGGGGTCGTGTTGGTGAATGGAGTTTATACAAAGGATATGAAAGAACATATGCCAGAAGTGCAAGTAACTTAGGTGGCTGGGAATGGATAGGTGGATATCAAAATATTAAATTATATCCAATACCAAGGTCTGTAACTGGTGTAATAGTTCATTATCTACAAAAAAACATGGATTGGCCAAGAGTTAATCAAGCTATGCAAGAGGGTGCTTTAGCTCATGCAAAAATTATGTTGGGAAGAATTAGAGGAAAATATCAGAATTTACCTGGAGCGCAAGGAGGGGTACAACTTGATGGAAAGGATTTATTAAGCGAAGGACTTCAGGAAAAGAAGGATTGGGAAGAAAGATTGCTTACAAGATACGGTGACACATTACCAATAACATTTGGATAAATTATGTTAAGTTATGATTTTTATAAATCACAGTTGACTGAATCAGTGCAGAATGTGAGATATTCTGTTGAGGTCAATTATTCAACATCACAAAATGATGTACTAGATGGTTTCGTTAAAATTTGTTTGGGATATGTAAGTGCTTGTTTGAAAAAAATGGATTTTCATACCAAATTAATATTTAGCAAGAAACCTTTTAGAATAATTGTTGCATCAAGAAACTGGGATGATGGAGAATGGGTAGCACTTGTAAGTTGGAATGAGAAGCACAAAACTTTTATGGTTTCACGAGGATTTTATAATAAACTAGATAAGACTGTATCAATACAAAAAACAGCAAAAATGCCTGAAACATATAGTGCAAAAGATTTGGCAAAATATGTTCATATATTGATGATGGAACTTAAAGATAAAAAAGACAGATTTATTCCTGACAAAAGAAAAGTTCACATTAGAAAATCATAATTATTCGACAATCATAATTCCATCTGATGGACTTTCACATAACAAAACATCAGTTGTTTCTTCATTTAAATTATTATCAGAAATGATTTTAGCCTTACCGCATGTATTCTTGTATACTTTTGGTTGAACTACAAAGTTTTCTACTTTGCCTTGAGTTGTTACTGTTGGTGGTTGTTCACAAATTAATTTATTTTCCACGATAACCTCTTCTTTCTGGTAAGGCCCAATATATCTAATCATGCCATTTTTAACATATTCAAGAAAAGATTTGTCAGCTAAAAACTGTTTCTTTGAATTAATTAGCGTAAATCCTTTATGAGAAGGCTTTGGTAATTTTAAATCATAATTGTGATGATTTTCAAATATGTGAAGTTCATGGTTTTTTGTCGAATTATTCATTTAACACCTATATTATTTATAGTTACTTTAGCAAATTTATATGAGGAATTATGAAAAAATTACCTGAATGGCATGAGTTATACCCCCAGGGAACCCCAGAAGGAGATGCCGAACAATTAGTATTTATTGCATTAACAAGGAATTCTAAGTGGAAAAATTGGAGAAGTGTATCAGCAATAGCAAAGGAAACAAAATTAGATCCAACGGTTATAGAAAACATAATATATAAATATTTCCAAATTGGGATTATCATACAAAATCCAAAAAATGCTGAATTTTGGGGTTACTTATATTCAAATTTAGAAGATGCACCTGAAAACGAATTATCTATAATAGATCAAGAAAAGCAAAAATATTATGATAGAAAAAAGTGTAACAATCCTTAGTTATGGAAGTTTTTCGTGATGAGTATACTTAAATTGCCCATGATCAACTTTATTATCATCAACTTTCTTACCCATCTTAAAAAGTGCATCTGCTGCAGTAGGCATGAAGTAACCACCAGGGTAATGTGACCTAATATAAGCATCAGGATATGCCCATGATGCAATACCTGTTCTTCTTATTGTCTCGAACAGATTTGCATCTCTGGTTTCAAGATACTCAATAAATTTCAAATTATCCCTTTGTTTTGTGAGGATAGTTCACACCAAGTTTAAATGGAGCATCAGCAGCTTTAGGTGTAAAATAATTCTCTGGATATTGACTTCTAGCATAACCTTCTGGATATGCCCACCATGCAGTACCAGCCCTAAGTTTTGATTCTGAAATGGGTGGTAAATTCTTATTATTGTCTTCTGCCCAGCTAATAAATGTCTTCATGAAGTTTACCTCTCTAAGTTTATTTATTAACATGAATTGAATTTTAAATTATTTATTATAATATGACACAAAAATTTTTGAAGTATCACCCAGCAGAGATAATTGAAAAGGAACCTAATCAAATTTTTGATGAGTTCAAATCTTGTCAGTGCTGTTTTACTTTTCTTTTGCCTGAATTTTTTTCCGATTCTGATTTTAGTGAATGTATTTATTGTCACAAGAAAAATAAGAACTCTGAATCGGTTAGGCTTTTTACATTTAAAAACATATTCTTTTTTTTATCAAAGTTTGGCGTAGAAAACAAGATTCTATCACGATTGGAGCAAAAACAAATAAAATTATTGATGAAAGAGGAAGCCTTTGATTATGCTGAACAAAATATGATTTGGTATTTCGATCCATCCAAAACAACTAAAGAAGTAACAAAAAAATTAGTTGAAACTTGTTATGAAATTTTTATTAAACTGGAAATTTTCGATAAGTGTGTTTGGAATATTCACATGGAAAATTTGAGAGCGAATCTTCTTACAAAGGCCAGTCCCGAATCTGTAATCATGCCAAAATTTTATAATTCAAACCCATATTTTGAAACATCTGCTTGTAAATTTCTGAATCGCAGCCATATTTTTTCTTGATTCAAAAATTTTATACTAATTTAAGTTGAGCGAGTTGCTCGATTTTTTCAACGGAGATTTGCGATGCCGACTACTAAGACTGCTAAGAAGAAGATTGCCAAGCCGACCAATGCTAAGGCAGCTTCTAACTCCATTCGTTTCAAGATTTCGGTGCGTCAAAACAATTCAGCCGATGCATACGAGGCAGTTGCTGAAATCAGTGGTTTCAAGCCAACTAAGGTCACTAGGCAAGATGGAACGACTGTATTCACCACTCGTTCTTCTATTACCAAGGTGTGCCGCGATAGAGCTGCTGCACTTCGTTTGACTCCAGTGTTTGACTT